TCTGCCTCGTAAATAGTATAACAATGAAAACCCTTTTTTAAATCTAAAGTAGTTTCATTAATCTCGAATAAATTAAATCTTTCAGGATATGGAGATACGTCAGGCAAAATAAAATTAACTACTTCAAAAGTCAAATCGTGAACAAATGAAAAAATATAAATAGGCGAAGTGATAGTAACTTTTTCGCTTAACGTCAAAGCCACATCCGTAGTAATATCTTTTTTTAGTTTTATCATTTTAAAAAAAAAGCCACCTTTACAGATGGCTCTCCCTAAATTTTATTTAGATTAAATTAATGTCGCTAAGATAGCATCTGATACAGTAGAAGCCATTTCAGACTCTTCTCCTGTGAAGGTTAATGTATATCCATTCATATCCGCTTTAGCAGTTCCTGAGCCACCTTCGTTAGTAGTTAAGTCCATTCCATTTGTCATTCCCAAAACCCAGTTTAAACCGTTTTGGTCTTTAACAATAATAGATAGTCTTTTTTGTGCTAGTAAACGAATAACGTTTCTTTTTGCTACTTCTCTACGAGGGATAACTAAAGTAATAACCTGAGTCTTAAAATTAGTTCCATTCTCAATACTGTTAGCTTCGCTCTCGGTATAGAATGAAGTATTTTTGTTAAACTCAAACTCGTAATAGTTTTCTCCTGAATCAATAGCCACAGCAGAAATTACTCCCGCCGCTTCTGTGAATCCATTTTCTACATTTACGAAATCAGTAATGTAAGCCTTTTTAATTCCACCTATGTTAGGTGAACAGGCGATGGTAACGCCACCTGTTAATAATGTACAAGCCATATTTTATTTTATTTTAAAAAGGGGTTTTTACACCCCTTAGATTATTATTATTATGTATAATAAACAATTTCAGCACCTACACCATGACCAGTTCCGAACTTGAAACCTGCAACGAAGCGTACATTCTTATCTCCTAAAGTTTCGCCAGTATCAATTAATTTGATAGTCTCGAAGTCTTCGATAAGGTCAGTAGCGAACCAAAGGTTTTCCCATTGACAAGCAACCACATCGTTAGTAGGTAATCCGTTTACAACTTCCATTTGAACATTTAAAAACATCATTGGTACATTTTTCTGCATATAAGTTTCAACAGAAGTAGCAGCAATCTTTGTACGATAGAAACGTGCAGCAGCAGGAGAAATCAAAATACGAGTTCTCTCATCGTCAATGATGGTATTAGGAATAGCATCATAAACTTTTTGTAATTCTGTGATAATGTTAGAAGCACTTAAAGTAGTTCCTACAACATCAATTACAGTAGCATCAGCTAAGAATCCTTTTAACCAACCATCGCATAAGTCAACTGGAGAAGCAGCAGTATCCCATTGCCATACACCCTCTTCAATTTCTAAATTCAAAAATTCTTTCATTTTGAATAATACATACTCTTGAAAAGTAGCAGGAATTTTTTCTTTCATGTCACCTGCACCCATTTGCTCAGACAACCACATATTATAAAAATCTTTTTTACAGATAGTTTTGTTAACCATTAAATCACAAGTTTCGATTGACTTCTCAGTGATCGTAACTGTACCCTGAGAGCTATAATCACACGCCCCTGCTTGTAGCAAGTTTGCCACAGACATAGAAGGAATGTTCATTTTTGATTTAACGTTTACAAGTTTTCTAGCTTTTGACTTAGAATTTCCTTGTAACAAAATTGCAGAGTAGAACTCTTGCGCTTGTATCCCGTCCCATGTAGACGTACTGTCAGTAATTGTAGGCATAATTTTTTAGTATTTGAATTAAATGTATTAAATTGCTTTTTCGTTTATTTTGCTAAGTGCGATAACCTTTTGTAATAGTTCCTCACTAGTTAATTTTACAGGAGGCTCAGTAGATAATCTTACTCTATTGTTTTCAGGTTTAGATATTGAATTAGTAGGAATACTATCCTTCATTGCAGATAACTCAGTTCTTAAAGTTTCTTTATCGTTTTTAAGTTCGTTAATAGCTTCACCAGTTCCCGCCTCAATTTCATTAAATCTTTGTTCCAATGCAGATACTCTAGCGTTCATTTCGTCTATTACTGGTTGTAACATTGCCTTAATAGATTCAATATCCATAGGAGTAACCTCTGCTTTAACAGGAGCGTTTGGCTCTACTACCTTAGTAACCTCTGCTTCTACCTCAGGAGTTGGCTCTACTTCTGCAACCTCTTCCTTAACCGCTTCTGTAATTAATCCGTCTTTAACAGTAATTACACCTACACCAGTTAGCACATAATCGCCATCCTTAGCAGCAAATTGCTGACCGTTTTCATCTACCATAAATACAGGTGCGCCAACTTCAAAGTCAGATGCTGTTGTATAAATTACTGTGCCATCTTCGAGAGTGGCTTCTTTTTCTAGTTTAAATTTTCCGTACTCCATATTATTCATTTTTAATTTTTTCATATCAAAGAAACCCTCAATAGAGAAGCCTCTTAACTTTTGTGTTTTTATTTCCGATTGCCAAAAGTCCTCATCCTCTATTTTCACAACACCGAACCAAGTACCCTCAGGCAAATCAAATCCAAAGTTTTTGCTCTTATCATTCTCTAAAGCAGTTACCCAATTTTCAGAAACGAAAGCAACCGATAAGGTGCTACCGTCTTGGTGCATTAAATTAATAGACCTACCTCTTTGTTCGCTATTAAACTTGTCTGCTATTTCCTGAATCGTTTCTTTTGAGAATTTAATATAGTATTCGCCATTTTCATCTTTACGGTAAATCTTTTGCTCAGGAATTAAGAACGCTCCCGCTATTTTCTTTTGCTCAGTTATTTCGGCTAAACTAAAATGCTTGTTAAATGCAAACCAGTTAAGTTGAATTGCAGGTTCGTCAACTAAACTTATGAATTGAGTGCCATGTTCCGATTTATTCAAAACAAGCTCATAGGTTGGCAAAGTGTCCTTATCCATACCTTTATATGTATTTTTACTTTAAATCGTTTATTTTGAAAACTAAACCGATTTAACCAAAGGTTGCGTTAGCCTCAGCCACCTGCACCCTATTGTTAACGTTATTTATTTCAGTAACGGATACAAATGTTTGTTGGTTAGATTGTGGGTTATTTTCACCTACTGTTGGAAATTGAAATGGAGTAGATGAAGTATCTACGGTTGGTAATGATGGCCCAGAACCGAAGCCACTATCTCCACCACCACCTCCTGAAGCAGAAGCACCGCCACCAAATTGAGTTGCTGAAATTTTAGCCACGTTTGCGAAACCACCCGCAATAGCTAAACCTGCCGCTATAAAAGGTTGAGCAGGAAATAAAACAGATTTAGGATTAGCAGCAGCAGTAGCAAATATTGCATTAGCACCTTGATATGTTTTAATAATTGCATCCGCTATACTTATAGCTTTGTTTACCTGAAATGCTTTTTTAGCACTAGCCTCACTTTTTTTACCAAATAATTCAGTTAGTGATGAGAGAGTGCCTAATGTATCCGATAGCATTTGAACCTTAGCATTATTAACTTCCTTTTGATTAGCTAAATCTTTTGTGGCTGTTTCATTACCTGTCCTAGCTACTTCACCATACATAGAAGCCCATACATTTTTAGTAGCATCGGCTACGCTTTGTTGACCTACTAAATAATTATCTGACTTTTTACTTTCAATTACTTTTAACTCACTATTAACTTGGTCTTCCCACGCTTTCCTTTTTTCAGCCTCTTCTTTTGCTTTAGCTGTTTTTTCCTCCTCTAAAGTTTTCCATTTATCATAATTTTCTTTATTTCTAGTTGCATCTAGTACAGCATCGTCATCTTTAAATCCATTAACTTGCTTTCTTAACTCGGCAAGTTCTCTCACTTTTACATTATTTGCTTTAATGTTAGCCTGTTGATCCGCTAGAACAAAAGCCATATTTTCTCCAAACAAACTTTTAGTAAATTTACTTTCCTCTCCTTGAAGTTGTTTTTCAAATAGATATTTTTTTAATTTTAACTGTATTTCTTTTTCAGTAAAAGTAATAAGGTCTGCTAGTTTTTGCTTCTCAATAGCATAGGTTTCTTTACCCGATGCTTGTGCCAATCTTATCTCTTGGTCATATCTAGCTGTTACCGCTGCTTTAGTTTTCTCTATTATTTTTATTTCCTCATCTAATATCTTTATTTTCTTTTTTAATTCAAGTATATTTTGAACAATTAAAGCCCTTTCCTTTATTGCATTTTCCTCTCTTTTCTTTTCCGCTGCACTTGCGTTCTCAACAGATTTTACATATCCTTTATAAGAACTATTAATATCAAATAATCCAAAAGTAACAATATCTAAAAACTGAGTATACATATCAATAGCAAACATAGCAGCATCGACAATGAAATCGAAAGTAGCAGAAACAGCATCTCCAAAAACCTTAAACCCTTTTTTAATCCCATCTACTATCGCTCCCATATCTAAGAACGATACAATGATACCACCTATAATTGTAGCTAATAATATTAATGGATTAGTTTTTAAAATAGAACCTAATAACTTAAATCCTGAACCAACACCCTCTACTACTGGTTTAATAGATACAAGTATTCCGATAAAAGAACTAGCCTTAGCCTGTGCATTTTCTATCTCTTCTGTACTATATCCTAACTCAGAGCCAAACGAACCTACTACACCAGTAGCTAATGCGAAGCCTCCCGCTATACCTTGTCCTACCTTCTCAATCTGTTCACCCTTCTTTTGTAAGTTCTCTAAACTTTTTTCAGTCTTAGCGCTATCAAACTTAGGCGAAATATTTTTTTGATTAACCCCATCGACAGCATTATCAATTTTGTCAATATCCTGTAATGCTTGGTCAACACCTTTAACCTCTGTATCTATTATTATTGTCTTTGCCATATTTAATTTATTTCACAGTTATAACCCATTTCGATAAATCTATTTTTCGCATATTCTAATCCAACTTGAATGGATTGCGTTTCCGTTTCCAAAATAACAAAATCAAATGATAATTGACTAATGTCAGTAGTTAACTCACTTGCATTTTTATAGGCGTAATAATCCATATACGTCTTAACGCTTACCGATATTGTGAACCCATCTTGTGAGCAAATTAATGATGCTCGACCATAGACAGATTTCAACTCAATATCCGTTCCTTTGATGTAAATTACTTTTGCATCCACCGTAGTAATTGTGCCATCCTCATTTGTGATTTGCGTTGGCAAACCTTTGCTAATTTCTAATCCCATATTAATCTATTCTTTTATATTTCAAAATTGAACCTTTCCAAGTTCTTGACGTTCTTCCCGCTGCTGCTGTATTATTTGCAAATTGATATGATAAGGTAGCATTTGCAGACGCCTGAAAAGAGTATATAATTTTTGTGCTTACTAAATAATCTAAATTAGCTAAAGGTGAGCCTAATGCTAAAGCTGATGATGTAGCTGCTGCGTTTGATGCATATTCATTTACTTGTGCTGCACCCGTTGCCGTTGGTCCTATCATATATCCTTTTCCTAACATTGTTCCCGCACTAACGAAAAACGCATTTTTATAATCGCCCGTTGTATTATTTGCTGAAATTACAATATCCATTTCAATCATATAATGTCCACCCGCCACTACCGAAAATTGTAAATCGGTATCGTCTTGTAAAGTTGCGTTATTCGTCACATCTTGGTTAGCACTCTTTACAATTATTGTCCAACCTCCATTATTATTTACTACTGCCCAAGTTCCATCGCCTCTCAAAAACTTAGTAGTATCATTAGGTGCTTTAGGAACAAATCCATGTTTACTTGTGCTAACATCGTTAGTAGTAATGTCACTCGTAGATAAATTAGCATCTGTAATTGTAACGTCACCACTACCTACTATGGAAGTAGATTGAACAGTTTTTATGTTAACGCCACTTGATAAGGCAGCTTGTTTGCCATTAAAAATTGTAAAGTCTGCACTTGTCAAAAATCCTTTATTTGATAATGATGATGCTTGTCCATTGGTATAATCAATAGCAATAACTCCACTTGCAGAATTAAAATCTGAAGCGTTAAATGATGCCGCTCCCTTAGTTGCCCCATCAGCAATCGCATCCGCTATTGATATGTCTGGAGTTGCTCCACCCGTTGATGCTATTGGACTTGTTCCACTAACCGAAGTAACTCCACCACCGCCACCGCTAGATGCAATAGTAATATTTACTCTATCATTAGCTGAATCGTCAGCAACAGTTAAAGTAACATTACTACCCTCAATAAAATTTAATGATTTACGTTTACCTATTAAAGTACCCGCCTTTCTAATTATATTAAATATCATGCTCATATTAAATTCCAATTTACTCCGTCACTCACAATAGTACAAATATCATACTGTACCCTTATTGTATATGTCAATACGCTATCAATAGTTTCTGCACTTGCAGGATTAACAGTTACAGTATTTACGCTTGAATCTATTTTTTTAATCGTGATCGGAATACCTATAACATCAGCGCATAAATCTAAAGTAATTGTAATATCTCCACCACTAGCATCCACTAGAATTAAATTACCTGTTCCTATTCCCGCTTTAAAATTAGTGTTCACATACTCTATTGAACCTTCGCCATCAATAGCCACACCATTCATATAAGTAGTATTACTCCTCGTTGCCGTTGTGTTATTTCCGAAAATAACTACATTCTCAAAATCTCCACTAACAGAATTATTATCTCCATTAATAGTTATATTCCTTGCTCCAAAACCTATTATATTATTATCGCCTGAAACCTTTATACCTGTATTATTACCTCCATAAAAATTATTTACCCCATCCATTTGTCTAGTTGGATTTTCAGAGTTACCTAACCCAAATCCATTGCGCAAAGGTCTAGGTATTAAATCCCCTCCTAATGTAGCATCTACACCGTAGGCAACTTGTAAAGTAGTTTTACTAAATGCTGTAAAATCTTTAGCTAAAATAAACTCACACAATGTTAATCCTGTTGAGTTAATATCGTAATCCATTATCTTATTTAACCTAAGTAAATGCTTGTCTATTCTTATCAATTTAGCGAAATCCAAATTAAGAATATCCATAGGTTTAATATGCAAATAAGCCTTAACTAACTTACTATTCTTATCAGTAATCTCATCTATGTACCTTGCGTGAAATCTATTGTATAAATTGTTATTTGTCCACGCTCCATAATTATAATAGGTAGCATCAGGATAACCAAAGTTTAAATCGTGAATAGGCATCCAAACATTATCTAAGTGACCTGCATAGGCATAAGTGTAAACTGTTGCACTAGACGAAGTGCCATAGGTAATAGTATAAGGAAATTTAGTACCTCTCAACGAGTAAAATAATAATCTAATATTACTCGCTATTCTATTCTGAGTTATAATACCTTCTTTAACTATTGATGTAATTACTCTATCCGTACCTACTGGATAATCTACTAATGGTGAAGCTGAGAATATAGGTTCTATAATTGTTTCCCCCGATACAAAATCATTATCAATATCCACAATTTTAGTTCCATATACCCTCGCATAATACTGTTCGTGATTTTGGTTAAAAGCATCCTTGTCAGATTTATATTTTAGTGTATATCTTTTAGAATTTAACTCACCCATCGGAGTAATATCAATATCTCTACTAATATCTACTTTACTTGTCCAGTCTAATACGGTATTACTATAAAAACTATCTCTAGGTTCGATAACTAATTTTTTACTATTGTCACCGTCAGGCTCAACAAATAGTTTGAATGTTTTAATTATAGACGAAAGGAAATCACTCTGTAAAATATCTTTAGGGATAGCGTTATTTAATTCAATATTGAAACCCTCATTAATTACAGTGTTTAATATTCGGCATTGTAAAAAACTACCCTGTAATATTTGTAAATCTACATCCTGTGAAGTAGTATAATAATTATTACTAGCATCTATAATTTTATAGGCTAAACTACCTATTAATCTAAAATCTACTACGTCACCCGCATTTAAAAAAATACTTGGAGTTGTGCCTTGTAAGATTCCCGAATTTGTAAATTGACCTGAGTAAGATTGTGAATGAAAATTAAAGCCATTTACTCTACAACTAACAGATAATTGATTCGTAGTTATTGGTCTAGTATATCCAATAGGCACAGCATCCAAAGTAACTGACTTAATTATATTCCAATTAAAATTATAATAACCTGTTACTGGTGCAGTATATTCCCCCGTAGGTACATAGTAATTACCATTGTCATCATTATTACCATTGGTAGAATCATTGTCAGGTTCTATTGGCTCATCGAAATAAAATGAATAAAATATACCAGTTGACGAATCGGTAACAGTAGTTTCATTCGCTGTTAGTGTAGCTTTAAATTCTCTCTCTAATACTTCTGCCTGTGATATTGCAAAAGTATCTTTATTGAATGGTATGATTAAACTTTTAAAATATTGTGAATCGAAAAAAGTAGAACTATAAGTATATCCTGCATTTTCAAAAATCTTATCAATATAATTCTTTACATAGATAGCAGGAAAGGTATGTTCTATATCCCAAGACGAGCCTGTGTTTAATCCATAATCTATCATAGGATAAACATAACCCACACCTAGCCTAGTAATTTTTCTACCTGTCCCCGTTTCTATGCCTGTGTTTTCACCGTAAACCATCCACAAGGTAACAGTAGTGGAACTATCTACCGACTTAACGAAAAAGAAACCGTTATAATGTGAGTTATTAGCATTACTTGTTTTGACAATATACACTTCATCGTCCACCGCTAAGGAATGAGCAGAAGCAAAAACTACTTGTAAATATCCTGAGTTATATGCAAACGAATTTATAAATATTGACGTGCCTAGCGTTATACTATTTTGACCAGTTACTCCATTTAATACTGTGTTACCTATTGCAGAGTTGGTAACATTCGTAAAAGTATAATCGTGATCCCATTCGCTAAAATCTAAATCGTGCAAATAGTCACCTGTAATGTTTTTAAATAGGTCAGCAGTTTCACCAAAGAACGATAACTCATATTGAATACGGTTATAATCATTACTACCGTTATTTTTTCTTTTGATATTTAATAATCTTACATACCCTACGAAATCATTAACGCCATCCTGAATAATAACACAACGTACCTTTTTATTTACATTGAATAAACTATCTCCGCTAATTTCGTAAACGTGTTTGAACGCTTTATTGTTATTTGCAGTACCTTTAAATGTAGCAGTCTTACTCCAAGTACCTTTTGCGTTTTGTGGCTCTCTCACGTCAGCTATTCCAAATTGTAAAGGAATACTAACGTCAGCAGTTACATCTAATTTCCAAACAGTATTATCGGTATCGTATATTATTACTTCTGTCATAGCATTTGAATATTTTCTTTATGAGCATATTTATATTCAAGTGTTAACTGGCTCATCTTTTTATTTCTTTTATAAACCTCTTCGTAACTAGAAGTAGTAATAACTATCGGTCTATCGTATATCGTACCGTTATAAGTTTCCACAGCATAAACCTCAGGTGAAGTAATTAACTCACGTAACCAAACATACTCAGCATCTGTTAACGCTCCTGACTTTAATATAGTGCGCTCCTGTGAATCTACCGCTATAACCTTTTGCCCTCTGTCAGATAAGTTATAACCCCACGTTACTGGTGAACCTGAAACCGTACCCGCTAACTTAGTGTATTGCTCTCGGTTATTTACATCGATAAAAACATTTTCATTTGAACTAAAAAAGAAAGTATCAAAGCCACCTAATCTATTTAAGAATTTAATATGCTTACCATCGTATCTATTACAGGTATCATCTATCTCAAATGTAATTATCTCAGAAGTTCTATTATTACTAGTATCGTATAGTGCCACATCATAACTACCTGCATCGTCATCTACTACTAATTGTACCCCACTACTCAGCGTAGCAGTATTCAAATTATAAATACCAACGCCCACACTTAACCATTTATTATTAACATTAACTGTTACGTAAGGATTAGCAATAGTATAACTAGCAATTAAACTACCACTAGGCAAATAACTATTAATCTTTAAATAACTAGAGTTAGAAGTAGTGGCATTAAGAAAATGTAATTCAGCATATCCGTTTCTCCTAGCCTTTAATGTACGTGGCGAATTGGTTAAAAATTTTATATCTACCGAAGGTGAACCAACGCCCGAAGCATATTGTTCATAATCGTAATCATAAAATTGATTAAAAGATAATGCCATCATTAACGCTACCTGACTAGAAGTAACTGTTAAGTTAGTATAGGTAGTGCCATTGTAAATCTCGCCAAACTTCAATACATAATTAACATAATGGCTACGATGTAAGTTAAACCCATTATCATTCGAAGCTGCTAAAGTAACAGAAACGTAATCGGCTAACACTCTCGAAAGGTCGAAATCACCGTAACCATCTGAATCAGGAAATCTTTTTAACCTAGCAATATAAGTAGCCCCTGCATTAACGTAAACGTCACAGATATACTCAAAATTAGTTTGCGCTGTATTATTACTTTCAACTATCCATCTATTCTGATTGAATACTGGTTGAAAATCCTCAGGTTGTCTCTCTACTGTTACACTCATTTGTTTAAAATATCAAATATTACTTTTTCAATTTGCTTCTCCATATTGCTTCGTCTTCTTTTCAATGTTATATTATAAAAGGACTTAGGTTGTAATCCTTTTTTCTTTATACTCTTTGCTATTGGATAGGATGCCTCTTTAGGTATTCCTTTATTTTTGCCCCACTTCTCAATAGCTTTAACGTGCGCTCGTGAAGGATTCTCGTTTCTAAACTTGTAAAATTTACCGAACTTATTTTTCTTAGCATTAGCATTTTTCTTTTTACCATTCACACCGCTATCGACATAATCATAATAATCCTCTAACTCGTAACTAACCTCAAAGAAATTATTCTTTTTAATTACTTTGCTTTTTATTGACTTAGCTAACTTACCGCCATCAATAGACCAACTAGATAACCACCCTCGCATCTCCTTAACGGATGCCTTACCTTCTTTTTCAAGATAATCTTTGAGTGGCTTTAATCTGTCTATTTTTGAGCGCATCTTTATACTTTAAGTATATTAAATGTTGAAAACAGGCTAAAGCGTTTTTCTCCGCCACCTTCTCCATATCGACAAACGATTCACCTGAGAGCCTATCCAAAACTTTATACCAGTTCCATTGTTCATTATCCTTTTCCTCAATGGTAAGTTCTTCCTCAGTTCCTTTATCTGCTTGTTCATAGCTTTCAGGGAAGAAGCGACGGTAAGTTCCTGCCCGAAATTCGAAAAAAAAACCGATGCACTATACACATCCGATACTTTCATCTTATCCATTACCTCCGCCCTATCGTCAATTTTGCCATCATACTTATCAATAACTAACTTACCTTTTACTTCCGTAGCAGGTAGGTAAATAACCGCTAATATTTTATGAAGGTTAGATTTCCAATCCTTACCGAGCATCTCAATATCTATCCATTGCCCTAGAGTAAAGTATTTAAAATCGTTGACAGCGTACATTTGACCGTCAACAGTAAAGTTATTTGAGTAACCCAACTTAGGTAACTCGTGAATAAACCCTAAAGACTTGTTTACTTCATTTAGGTATGTTGCACTTAAACCTCTTATTGTTTCGGTATCGGTATCTGAAAGTATAGATGCCACCTCAATAGCGTACTTCATTTTATTAGTTGCTTCTAACTGGAGTATCTCACGTAATTGTGATATGGTTACTTCGCTCCACGATTCAGGTATTATTATTTTTTTCATAGTTTCTTTTTTAGTCCAAACAGATAACTCATCTGCAAATCCATCATTAAATTTATAATCTAAATGAGTAGTCAAAATCTCCATTACTATTTAATTTATTTAATGCAACATACCTTAACGCATCAATTCCATGATTAAGAAAGTCCACAGGCTCATTAATAGATGTACCTGTATGCTTATCTGTTTTCCATTTATAACTATTTAACTCTTTAGCTAAATTAGTAGATGACCTTGTTACATTTAACTTATATCGTTTTAGAATGTCGATAGAAGTACGAATACTATCAGCCCCTTTCTTTGCTCCGTATATTGCAAGTCCTAACCTTCTCAACTCTTCGATAGACTTAGGCTCTGCACTATCCCCTATTACTTCATTATTTTTAACCACGTCTTTAATTAGATTATGAATGTCAGGATTAGTTAACCCACTTGAATATACCTCCTCATTAATCCATAGTTCGCCATCCTGTTTATAAACTGAAAGTATAGCCGTTGGATCATTTGTAAACCCAAAGTCTAAACCGAAAGCCACTAACTTAGCATCATTAGGTATCTCATCGCAATATTGCCAATTACGGAATATTAATCCCTCTATCTTACCAGTCATACCACGAGCGTAAACTTTCCATAGGTCTAGGTCAATTTCTTTTAACCCTTCTATTTTTTCTCTTACCTTCTCAGATAGAAATGGGTTATGCCTATGGTCTGAGATTATTAGTTTAGTATTCGGTCTGCCTATTACCTTTTGATGCACCCAAAATTCGTTATTAGGGTTATAGTCTAGGAATACTCTTTTACGAGTACGGAGTGCCAACTCGGTATAAATATCGAAAGGAATACCGTTAGCCTCATTTAGAAAACAGTAATCTCTTTTACCACTCTTCGCATCCTGAGGATTGCCATAAGATTTAAACTCCATTATCGAACCTGAGGCAAACTCGAATATACGGTCTGTCTTATTATATGAAGTAACTAACCCTTTTAATTCGGGTGAGTTTTCATATATTTCTAAGGCATCTCTCAACGCTCCTACTTTAAGGTTAGGTATATCCTGCCCTACTATTGTAATTGTAGCCTTCTCAGATATTGCAATGGAAAACAAAACCTGTATAATGGAATAGGTTTTTCCGCTCGATGTACCGCCTTGATTTACTATCGTATCTTCCTGAGCCTCCCAGTTTGCTAAATATACGGTTGAGCATTTAAACATCTATTTGTTTTTCGTCATTAGCTAATTTAGGACTCCCTGAAATAATCGAAGGTTGAACCGTTGTAACTGTTTGATTTTGGTTTTGAGTAATCTCATCTTTCCAACCCGCTTTATTTTTTAACCAAAAGATAGCACCCTGTGTTGAACCTGCCCATCCAAGTTTACCCTCCCATTCAGCTTCTAATAATAATTCGATATGATTCATTGTGTCACAGTAATCGGCATAATCATTCTTATATCTCGACCAATCTGTACGATTAAATCCAACGTATAATCTAAGTCCTGCAAAAGTTATCTTTTGTTTTGTTTCAGCTACCCACTCAAAGTAATCTAATCCTTTTGATGCAAGTTCCTCAGGAGTTAGGAACTTCTTAGGTTGCCCTATCCTAGACCTCATTAAGTGCCATAAGTTCTTATGTATAAACTTACCGTTTTCGTCTCTGCCTTCCTGTGCCATAATCTAATTATTAAAAATATAGAAGTAGTGTCTAATAGGCCAATCTAAGTATTTAACCCTCATCGCCCTCACTTCAAATATCGCTATCTTTGTTTTCATTATTTAACTTTACTAAGTTTCTTACTTTCAAATAGTTCATACTTCTTTAGTAAATGTGAATAGTTTTTAACTTGTTTCTTATTGTCAGAATAAAAGTCATCCTGCTGAATTGCTAAAAATGGATAGCAGGTAAGCGTTAATAGGTTGCCTAACTTAGATCCCGTTACCCACTTGTCTATATGATAATTGTCTGGCGCTTCTAAAAATCTATCATAAGCCTTTTGAAATACGCAGTAACAATGAAACCCTGAAACGTTATCCACTTGTTTAAAGAATGGCATCCCTTTATAGTTATCTAACTGGGAGGTAGTGTATAACCCACCTAATAATATATCTACTTCGTCAGGACATAAGGTAATCATATTCATAAAAAGCATAAAGGAATCTTTATCAGTAAACTTTATGTCATCCTCCATTATTACCACATAAGGCCAATTCTGTTCTTTAGCCTTTTCAACTACTGACCTATGCGCCTGTGATATTCCCGCTTTAGGTGAACTGGTAAATATAGCCTTTTGAATACCGAAGGTATCTATATTTGTAAACTCGGTTTGCTCCTTTAAGTTCTTAACCCTTTCAGGTCTTTGGTCATTATGAATAAAGAATATCATTTAGAATGATTCTTTTAAATCAGTACAATATCCAAAAGCCTCTTGATAGTCTTCAAATTCAAATACAGAGAAGTTAACATTATGATAATTAACAACATCAATATAAGCCCCTAACATATCTGTAATATTATCCCAACAATGACTTACTAAGATGGCATTTTGCTCATTCCTTAAATCTTTATTTTCTAATCCATCAAACGTGGCGAAACATACAAATACACTTTTATCAAAATCTTTAGTGCTTAACCATGAATAGATAAATGTTAATGCTTCCTCTTGGTCTTTGAAATCATAAGTAGGAATATCTCCAACTAAAACTTTATCACATAATGTAATTTTCATATTGTTTATTTTTAAATGTTTACTTAGGAAATATAAATATGACTCCACGTTTAGCACCAGTTGCCTTATCGTTATACTTAATGCTATACCCATCCTTACCATAAATAGCTTCTATTGACTTAGCTATCCAGTTCCATTCATATACTATGCCTGTCTGTTTATAAACGTCAAAACCTAAGTCATCTCGGTTAGGTACTTTGAAATCGTGAATAGCTATAATAGGTTTTAACCCTGACTTAGCAATTACCTTTAACTCATCTATCAAAGGGTTGTACTGCTGCCAATGAGCATCTAAGAAGCAAAATAGATTAGTTGGCTCAATAGGTAATACTGATTCTAATAATTCAGAAGAGTTACCGAGATGACAATTAACATTTTTTAAACGTTTCAAATGTTTTAAAGCTGTCAAATAGTTTTCCTGCACTACTTCAATAGTATCTACCCTCTCTACCATTTTAGATAAGTGCTTAGTAGTATATCCATGATACGTTCCAGTTTCAATTATGTGATTGATATTAAAGTCTTTTACTATATTCTTAAAAGTTTCCTTTAAAAAAGTATCGCCTTCAAATCCTAATTTGTTTTGGTTTTGGTATTCTAGTTGTGTCATATTACAAAGATAATAAATTAATCAATTCCATTACTGGTTATGTAGTTATCGTGAGATAAATGTTTATAGCTTAACCCTTCGATATGCCCGACTTTACCTTTTGCATAAATATTAAGTAAGCTACCTAGTACCGGTAAGTCACCCCACCGATTATATAATTGTAAATCTGAATAAGCAATAGATTTAATAAGTAAATTCATTTTAGGCTCTAACCAAAACTGAACGTTACCAATACCTACATTTGTATAAACAAATTTATCGTTATAGAATGATGTAATGTTTTCACCAGTTAAGTTGTGAATGAATAACGGCAGAGTAGCATTAGTTTCGGAATGTGACTCAGCAAAGTAAATTGATCGTAAATAAACATTCCCTTTCATATCAAAAGGATTATCTCCACAGGATTGAATGATACAATCCTCATCTATTCTCATTATGTTATCGTAATCCTTACAGTAATTCCAAATGTCATAAGTTTGAAACCTACACATACCTTCATAACCTCCTGCCCATACTTCGCTAATATCTTTAAAAATTAATCTTTGACCTTCTGCAAAGTGAGTAATATAATCCTGATGCTCTTCGTTAATATTTCCTTCGTGGAATATAATTAAAGGATATTGATTATTCTTATTAATATGCAATCTAATAGCCTTATTGCGCTCAATTAATGAATCGTACTGAGCAAGGTTATGATAGCCTCTCGTTAAACAAACGATAGCGTTATTTGATTCCATATTTATCGTTATGATTATTTGAAGTTGTAAATTTATAATGAAATAATGGAGTAGCTATTAAGTATTCTTTACTAAGCAAAGGATAAAGCCTCATAGCGTAATCTTTATCTTCACCGAAACGAATATCATTAAAGCCTACTTGAATAGCTTTAGACCTTAATACTGGATTAAAGTGTATAATGTTTCTCTCGTAATCAAATCCCGATTCTAGTTTTTTTCTACCATCGCCTCGCCATTCTTTAAATTGGATTGAATGAATCCAAGTCTTAGGATTAATACCGTTAGTTGTCATATCGCCATAGATACCCATACAATCAATCTCAGGATAATTATCTATACCAAATAGTATCTTATCAATATATCCATAATAAGGCTCATCGTCATCGTCAAAGTAAACTATCCACTTACCTACTGACTTCTCTAATAACCTTTGACGTTTGACACCTACTGACACCTCTTTATTATCCACATCAATAAGTATCTCTACTTCGGGATGAGTGCCTAAAAGTCTTAGCACCTCATTAAGTTGGTTAGCCCTAGATTTAATGGAGCAAATAAGTATAGATAACTTAACCATTTAGTTTTCTCCTTACCCAGTCTTTGTGGCGTTGGTCTCTAATCATACCAATTACTTCACTCTTATCTAAGCCAAAGTTTTCTCTCCAACGTCTTAAGTAAATAGCTTCGCCTTCATTCCAAGTAGCATCATTCCTTTCGTTAATACTATCTTTGTTTTTCAACTTAGTATAGTGATTATGCCTAAACATAATATCTAATCGGTAAACTGTTGCTCCTATTAAATCACAGACACTAGATAGGTCTGTATCGCAAAACATATGCAAGTATTCAGGATTATAAATGTAACCTAGTTTTTCATATAATGCCCTATCCATTATCGGTAAGGTTGCTATCCAACCCTGAGAGCCATCATTTGTTTTTAACATTTTACACTTATAGCCTCTAAAAGCCTCACGTATTAAAGTATCCCATCCTTTTGGCCACTCGTCAAAATCGTCTGATGCCACCATTAATATATCGCCACTAGAAGCCTTTGCGCCATTATTTATAGCACCGACACAATACCTATTATCGCTAACAAGTGTAATAGGAGCATATATACCGCTAGTGATATTCGTATAATCTTTAGTTTCATCATTGTCAATAGATATTATGTATTCGATTAATTCAGGTTTATCTGCTTTAGAAATCATTTCCTTAAAAACCTTACTGGCTCTCTCAGGTCTATTTCGTGATGGGTGAATAACAGATATTTTCATTCGGCTAAATTACTATTATTATCGCTAAACTCAAAATAATTATTACTATAATTCAAAGCTAATTGTAAACGCTCAGTAAACGATAAGTCTTTAAGTACATCTAACTCGCTAGTGATTTTTTTAAATTCAATAACTTCTTTATTAAATTGTTTAATCTTTGCCACTAGATGAGTAGCGTGTACGCCTAGTAACTTTGCCTCAGGCTTAATGGCACTAAATCCTGAGTTAGTATAAACATTAGATAGGTACTCCCAATGTCCCCTAGAGATTTCATTAAATGTTTCTTTTGGCATTTTTCCTGTCATCAGTCTAGTTCGTTTATGTTAATATTATTTGTTTCAAATACTTCGTCAATGTATTGTAGCACTTGGTCAAATGTTACAGCTTTATCGCAATGTTTAAAATGGCTACGAAGGTGAGCAATCTCCCAAAGTGCTATGGAATATCTAACGCTACTGGTTGCATGGTTAAACCTTTTTTCTTCGTCAAAATCATTTAGATCAAATTCTAATATAGCTTTCATATATTAAATTGCTTAATTGTTTTATTTTGAAATAATAATCTTTTATAATCTTGCCCACCAAGTTGAGAATAATGAATAGTCTTTCCCCATCCTAAATCGTTATCCCATTCATAGTTATCTATAATACTATCATTAATATACATTAGCTCTATTTCTAGTAATTCATCAAATAATAATTCAAAATCATTCATAGTATATCGTTTATTTTTTTAATATAGTTTTCGTCTGTGAAGTAACCAAAGTCTTTTAGCCATTGCAGGTATTCGTCATTATTGCATAATTCAGGAGCATATTTATCCTGCCACTTTTTATAATATGCTACCGATTCAATCCAATGGTCAAACTCTAGGTATCTATCTGAATAAAACCCAAAGATATTATTTTTCTCTAAAGAACAGTTTTGGCATTGATACCAACCAGTTTCAAGTACCGATTGAGCCGATACCACTTCAGGAAATTTCACATTTTGTATAACGCAAATTGTATAAACGTTGCCATAAGTTAGCATTGTTATACGGATTATTAGGGGGATAATCATATCTTAAATAATCTTTTATTCTCCATAGCCTTGCAATATTCAATATCGGTAACAGTAAACTCGATAGGCGCACCCTCAGTATTAAACTGACGATACAAATAATAATCCTCTTTAATTCCGCTTTGAAACGTTACACCGAATCCATAGCATCTAAATTTCTTACCCGATAGATTCTCTACCGTATCATTTAATACTGGTTTAAATGATAATCGTTGGTTTTCAAATAATGTTAGCATAATTCAATTCATTTCCTGTTAATATAAAACAAAGATTTTGCAGTTCGTGTAAATACTTAAATGAAGATACCCTCCTATAATTTTGATAAATCCAAAATCTATCAAATTCGTATCTTATTTCAAGATATTCAAACTCTATTTTTTTAAACCACTCTTCATTAAAATCAATAGGTAAGATAAATTCAAATACATCTTCAATTTGAATAACTGGATTAATAACAAAAGGAAATATAGGCTCAGTCATTATACCTTCTTTAGTTATACAAGTAACTTCCCTATTTTGACCGTTTAAATCAGTAAGTAAATTACCTATTCTGAACTCATTTGATTTTAACATAAGTTATCTTTTAGATTTTTATTTTCAGCTTCTAATTTATTTAATTCCTTTTGCAATACTAATACTTTGTTTTTGAAATCAAAGTAACTACTCATATACTTAGACTCTTTTTTTATTAACTGTTCTATTGTTAATTGGCTATCGTTAAGCAAATCAATTAACTTATATGCAAACTCTTTACGCTCTTCGCTTATGCCTTCTTTTTCAGTTGACGAATAAAGGTAAGTAGCCATTGCTAATATACGAGCCTTTAATTTTAGTGTGTTAATCTCTTCCATTAAAAAGGGTTTTCATTAATTACTGAATCGAATCCTACGTTCATCGGCATCTGAGGTGCAATTTTATTAGTAGGTTTATCTAGCATATATTTTCTAACTCCATTCACCTCCTCAAAATATCTATTCTTTTTCCAGTCCCAATTAATTACAGCATGACCTAACCTACCGCTACCTTTCGGCTTAGCCTTTTGATTATAAACAATAGTTTTGTTTTTACCGTATGGTTGCCCTGTTTCATCGCATAACCATTCAGGCGGAACGTAAACAAGTAGCATAGTCATTGCCCTACGGCTCACTACTTGCCCTCCTGCCCATTCAGTTTTCAATGCGCCTCGTACATACCATTGACCAGTATTATCGTCTTTCATTGGTTTAATATCGCTAACGTGAAACACTACAATATCTAATCTATTTGACTTCTCAGAAACCTTACGGATATATTTTAAATCCTCTTCTAACCAAATGTGAGTACCGCCATGATTACCCGACTCATTGCGTACATCGTTAAAGGGATCCAGAATAGTACCTTCAAATTTTATCCCCAGTTCTTTTTCTGCCTTATCCACCTCTTCGTAAAATGATTTTACGGTCAAATCTTCTATTTGCAGGAATACAAAATGATGCTCTATAAATTGGTGAGCCTCTATTAAATCTGATTCACTCATTGCAAACTGACCTAAGTATGGTTTACCGATATACTTCTGACAAATCTCTGCTATTGATATTTCGGTTAATCCCGCTTCACCTAAGTAAACCGCAAACTTGAACCCATGTAACTTAGCGCATGATACCGCTAGTTCTAATGTGAACTCAGATTTACCCTGATGAACAGCACCCCCGATAAATAAAGGATAACCACGCACTATGCGATAGATTTCATCTAATGTAGACAAACCAGTAGATAGGGTTTTAAAGTATTCCCCTTTCTCTCTGAATCTATTCAGTTGCTTTTGTTTATCCTTTATCGTTACTATCATTTTGTTTAGTCGTTAAATAAAAGTGATTGTTTACTATTTTCTCTGAATCTTATTTCAGCTTCTTTTAAATTTAAAATAGACTGTTTATAATAACTATCTTTTAATTCAATACCGATAGCTTTTCTACCCATAGATACAGGACTAAAAACCTCACTACCCACTCCCATAAATGGAGTTAAAACAACTTCATTAGGATTTGAATATAATTCTACTATCCTATCAATTACATCTAATTGTAATGGGTGTACGTGCTTTTCGTCATCTTCTTCTTTTGAATCTCTGAACGGTAAAACATTATCTATTCTAATATCATCCCAAACACTAGATGCGTATCGTTGCCAAATATAATGATTAAGTTTTGTAATTTTACCTTCTTCATTTATATTATTTAAGTGCTCCCATAATTCTACTTCATTAAGATTAGAATTATTAGCGTTATTCCATGCTCTTAAAATATTAGGTAAAATAGGTATTTCACCTGCATAATGATTAATTCCGAACTTATGAGTTACTGGCACTTGGTTTTCGCCTTTCTTAGTAAATATTAAAACGTAATCAGGCATAGCTGTAAAACATTTAGTAGAATCTTCTACTATAAATTTATGCATTAAAGATTGAACCATTGTTCTCATTCTAACCTTTAAAGGCTCTTTCCAAATAGTAATACGGTTACGATATTCAAATCCGTACTTCTCATGTAATTTAATTACTTCGTGAGGGAAATCCCATAATCGACAAGTATTATCAAACACATCGGTAACATGAACAGCACTAATACGACCTTTCTTAGTTACCCTTGCAACTTCTTTTATTAGAAATTCATATTGCTGTAAAAATTGTTCTTTGTTTTCACAATTACTAAAGTCATTTTCTGAGCTTGAATAATTATAAAGCCCTGCGAATGGTGGGGAGTACACTGATAAATCAATGCTTTCATTTTCTAAAGTAGGTAACACTAACATACAATCTGAATTGTATATTGCATATTTATCCGTTACTACTTGGTCTTTTACTTTGTTTTCCATTTTGTTTTGTTTTAGGTTATATGAAACTTGGTTTAATTATTTCTTTATTAAATTCTTTTGTTTTGTGAATAAACTGTCTATTTACATTATTAGTTAGGTTTTCATGAAGTTCGATAGCCTTTTGTGTTTTCTGTTGTAAAGCCTCTAATACTCTAGTTTGTCCATCGGAAACAACTAAGTCTATTGTTACGTCATTATTTTGTCCAAACCTCCAAAACCTTCTTATAGCTTGGTAGTATTGTTCGTATGACCAAGTAGGGAAAAATACTGAATGATTACAATGTTGCCAATTTAAACCGAATGAAGTCATTTTAGCTTTCGTAATAATTCTTTTTATTTCACCTTTTGAAAATGCTAGTAGTATTTCCTCTTTACGTTCTATTGATTGACTACCGATAATTTCAACAGCATCCTTATCGGAATGTTTTAAAATACTACTTTCGTTATTAGTGTTACACCAATAAACAGAAGTTTTATCTTTTGCTAATTCAATAGCCTTTTCGCATCTTTTATCTTCTGTTTGTTTTTGCTCATGTCTAACCTCTGTCATAGATTTAGCAATAGGAGTAAACATTTGAATCTGACCATTAACATCAATTAGACTTTGATTTTCTACAGTATGCTTATTTAATATCAATTTAGGTAAGGCATATCTATCATTTAAAAACCCTAAGTCGGATGGCATCTTAACCATTATAGACCACTGATTAACCCATGCAAAGAAATCTTTTTCAGCGTGAGGCTTTAAATAAAACTTTTCACCAATATTTCTATTAGTACTATCTACGCTATTTTGATTGTTCTTAAAAAACTTTGTTAACATATCCATATAACCCATGTACCCTAAAGCCTCTGAACTTGTTCCTAGTTCTATAAAGTCATTCGGACTAGGCGTAGCTGTGGATAAATAACGATAAGGTATTTTCTTAACAAATGATGTTACCTGTGATTTAATAGCACCATCAAAGTTTTTAAGTATTGAACTTTCATCTAAGATAACACCTACAAAATCATTCTCATTAAAATAGTGTAACCGCTCGTAATTACATATTACTATTTTCTTTGAGTGTTTGCCATCCTTTGAATATTCGATGTCGTCAATACCTAATTTTTCAGCTTCTAAAATAAACTGAAAGGCAACAGCTAAAGGAGTTAATATTAAAACCTTTTTATTAGTATGATTAACAATATTCTTAGCTATTGATAATTGAATTAAAGTTTTACCTAATCCAGTATCGGCAAAAATTGCTATCCTACCTTTTTTAACAGACTTTTCGATAATAAACTTTTGAAAGTCAAAAGCTATATCAGGAATGAAATTAGCCTCAAATCCAAAGTTTCCGATTGAGTGCTTTTTGTTTTGAATGAAATCATTGTAATCCATTTTGTTTTGTTTAGTTGTTTATATTTATCTCATTAATGCGAATTGATTATTAATACTAATAGTTGGTTTTTTAACATCAAACTTTATCTTACCTTCCTGTTCATCCTTTCTCGCCCACCCTCGTATAGTTGCCTTCCAGTCCTTCATTAACTTACCTTTACTATCTGACCAGTCTAAAGCTGAATCGTAATAGTGTTTAAGTTTCTCAACTGACCATTCAGGAAATGCCTCTTTAAATTTATCCTTATCAAAATAGATAGAGTTTTTAAAAAGGGTTTGTTTACTATCTATATTATTTATTACATTATCATTTACATTAACATTTACAGCTTCATTTGCTTCACTTTGCTTTGTTTGCTTCGTTTTGCTTCGTTTTGCTTCACCACTTTTAACACCTCCCGCCTTACCATTTTTAGACCTAACTAACTTAATATCATCCCATTTCTCTAAATCTCTTTTGAGTTGTAGCTTAATTGGAGCAAACGCAATATTTAATAAAACGTCATCCAAAACAGGATTTTCATCATTAACATACGCTAATAAATGTTTAAGCAATTTACCCGCCTGTTCATCCGTTAACAAGTCAATAATTACTTTTTGATCGGAATAAAGCACAAAAGATTTTTTATTAATAGCCATAAATAAGGAAACCCCTTGTTAAAATAGTCGACCACTTGCAACGAGCGTTACAAGACCTATCTTAATTTCGGGGTATATTTTAAATGTGAATTTTTATTCATAATCCGTATGGTCATTTAGGATGGCGCAATGTTAAGTATAATTATTTAATCTACAAAATTTATTTCTTACTATTTTCAAATTCTTTTCTGAGGTGTGCAATTTTCTGAGTATTCGCCTGAATGAACTGATCAATATTATTCTGATAACCTTTTAACCTATTATGTAATACTTCACTATCCACCTCATTAACCCTATATTCTTTCGATTTAACGATGCTCTCAGCTTGTAACCTACTTACCCCGCCTTCACCAGTAACAATGTAATTAGCCTCAAATTCTTTACGAAGGTTGTAACAGTCTAATGATGTACGGTAACAGTCATTAACATATTCGCCTAGATAAAATGAATAACCCGCCATTCGTAGATTGAACCCTATTAGCTTGTCGATGTCATTTGTCTTATTAGAATCAATGATTATTTTTTTAATCTCAGGAATTATACTTTCTAATTTCATTGGCTAAATTTTTCGTTATAATAATCAAAGGCATAGGATAGCATACTATTAGTACGATCAGTATCGTGAATCATAGATAGTGAATTAATGCTAATAGATTTACCTGTACGGTCAAAAATATAAGCCTCTAGTAATTCTTTTAAATCCCTAGTAGTACATTCTCTTTTTTTATAACCGTAGAAAATTTGGTAAAATCTATCTTTATTCATTTACTATTTGCTTTAGTTTTCTAGTGATGTCACTTAATGTATATTTACTTCCCTGAGTAATTGGATCGGGTTGGTAATCTTCGAGCATCCTTTTAATATCATTTGCCCTATGCCAAGTTAACCCATCCCTTAACTCAATTATGAGTGAGTGCCTCAATCTCTCGTCTATCGAGGCACATTCTATCATTCCCTCAATCATAGATTCAAACCATACACCGATTAACTCAGGCTTAGGAGAATCGTCTAGTAACTCATCAATCCATTCCATCTACTGGCTCATTAGTTCGTGTGAAAGCATCCGCCTCATCTTCGCCAAATACACCTAACTGATAGAAACCTACCATTTTTAATACGCATCTCGATAATGCTCTTTTTTCAGCCATAGAAACGATGTACTTATTTTTGCAATTTTCAGGTGAAGCCTCGCCATAAGTTTCAATCTGTAAATCGTAGCTAATACCTTTTTCAGTTACTAGCTTTTTCGTGCCAGTAGCTTTAATTACTACAAAATCTTTAGCTAACATTTCACTAGAGAAATCAATCTCAATCTTATTTTTGTACTGGATTTTCTCAATACCTGAGCGTGTGATTATCACATAACCCTGAGGCGACTTAAATACGTCCTCTTTTTCTAAACCATTCTCTAGGAATAGTTTTTTTAGTGTTTCTCTTTTGTCCATTGTGTTTTGTTTTTAGTTTGTTTTTAAAATGGTAAGTCATCCGATTCAATTACTTGTTTCTTTACTTGCTCAGTATATGCACCCGCTTTAGTTTCATCCTTTTTAGTAGCTGTGAAATCATTTACAGATAGGTAATACTTACCGCTATCTTTTGATTCTTTTAAATCTAATTTAACGGTGTCACCTTGTGATTTTAACCACTCGATTAACTCAGCCTTTTTAATACTTAAATTAGCTTTGATAAATGAAGGTGCTTTATCATTCGGTTTGAAGGCACTTATGCCTGATGGGAATTGTACGTTGCTCATAATTTATAATTAAAATGTTTGTGAAAAAATAACCTCTTGTTTTGGGTAACCTTTTTGATCGTGGTTTTCGATAAGGATATTCATAAAATCATAAGCCTCCTCTTCAGTTGTAAAAAGAGTATGATAATGTCTGATACCTTCTGAGGTAGTTGTGTAAACTAGATAGTAAGTTGTACCGTCTAATTTAATGTCTTTGATAATTTCGAATTTCATAGTGTTTTGTTTTTAATTGTTTTACAAATTTAATAATTATTTAGAGAAGTTTACGCCTTTGGCTAAAATAAATTTATCGTCCATTACAGATAAATAATGATGCTTAAACTCATTTTTACTTAGATCAAAGTAACAATGAATAAATAGGTAGTCACGCTCTAACCACACCTTGCATCCTGACTTGTTACAGTTAATCTCTGTTACTTTGTAGCCACCTTTTTCGGCAGCTTCAAAAATACTTAAAATTGATTTTTTCATTTTGTTTTGTTTTTAATCGTTATAGTTTTCCTCAATGTTATTTGCAATATCTTCTAGTAAATTTTTATTACCTTTTAACTTGTCAAGTAGATTAGTAATGTCACGTCCTTTACGCTCAATCTTCTCAATCTCGAAGTAACCGCCTTCTGATGGTTGCCAGTATGTAGCTTCTGTATATTGAGTAAAATAGCCTGTTACCTCTACATTCATAACAGTTAGGTTGCCGAATAGTTCTAGTTCGATAATCATACAGTTGCTTTTAAAATTACTGACTTAATAAACTCATCCGCCTCAGGAGTTAATTTTTTACAATTTAAGTAAGCGCACATTAAAGCCTCTAATAATTCAGGAGCAGAAGCAATTAATTTAGTGTTAGCTATTTGCTCTTCATAAGTCGCATCGTTAAAAGATGAACCTGTAAAAGATTTAACCTCGCAAATTCTTATTTGATTTTCAGTAATAATAGTGGATTCAAGTTCGTTAGACTTTAATACAATCCATTTGCCCTGTGTGTGTTTCGTTTTCATATTATTTGTTTTTTGTTTCTGCGAAGTAAAGGCAATTTTTTAAACCCTACAAATAATTTAGACCTAAACCGATTTAGGTATCGACTAAAAACACAAAAGCCACCTTTTAAAGTGGCTCTCGTGAAACAATAGAAACAAAACACATTACAAATTTATATATTTTTTTAATAATAACAAACATAATACAGCAATAACTAATAATGCCCAAAATGGTACTACCTTTTTCTCTACAATCGTTTTACTACTAGTGCTATCCTTTACTTTCATTTCCTTCCTAACCAACTCCACTAATCTACTATTAGCGTCACATTGCATCTGAATATTACCGTAGGCATCTTTATACCACCTTAGAGAAGCTATTCCGTTAGTGTCCTTAATATAGTGCCACTTGTTTACTGGCATCAATACAATCGAATCTTTATAAATAGTATTCGTTACACTTGCACCCTGAATAAGTGAATCACGTCTTATAATCTCAGTAGTATGATTAGTGATAGTTTCAATAGTAGGAGGAAATTTATCTAAACATTTTTTTTTACTTACGCATCCAATAGTACTTAATAATAAAAAAGTGATAAGCAACCAAAAGGCTATTATCAGCAAATCATTATCGTTAAAAAATTTTAATCTCATAATTTATAGTTATCTAATAAGTTAACAAATTGAATTACATCTCTCATATTCCGAACCCTTTTAAAAACTCCTCCGCCATTGGACTGGCTACCTTTTTCACCTGCCGAAGTATTTCCCTCGATACAAGTAAATCTTTTTCCCTTCTCTAACCACGAATGAAATATTCCAACGTGATCAATTACTTTATCTTGTTTGAAATCAAAAATAACTATATCGCCCTGAATAGGATTATCAGTTTCCCACCTCTTAGCTTTAGCCTTATGGTATAATGTAGGCACATAATGAAATCCTATTTCAGTATCAATCTTTGGTAACGTCCAACCTGCAAAGTGATAAACATAACTTACAAAAGTGCCACACCACGCAAAAGGTTTACTATTTTTAAAATAGGTATGCCCTTCAACATAATACCAGTCATTATATTTTACCACATTCGATTCGGGAGGACTTTCAAGCGTACCCATTTCCTGTTCAGCTAATGCTATTATAGAATCTCTAATCATTTTTTAAAGTATTTTCTTAGTTTTTCAAATTGCTCATCGTTTATAAACTCAGGATGTACCGGTAAGTTTAACTCATTAATTTCTTTTTCTGTAAGTTTAATGTAATAAATCTTATCTCTATAATTAAAATAATATGTAGCCTTTTTCATATTCATTCACTAGGTAAGTTATCCATATAATCACATAATTTTTTATAAACACTCTCAGGCTTACCAATAGCATAAACACTATTACCACTCTCGAAAACTACAATAGTGAAATACTTTTTAGTACTACCATCCTTTGTTAGTAGGTAGCTAGGTTCTAAGTGCATAATTGGATCGGCTATTAAATTAAAAAAACCAATATCGTTTTTAAATTCGCCATCGCCATCATTATTTAACCTTACCTTTTTTAATACATCGTCATCCTCTTCATCGTCAAATTCAGATAAAGAACTACGAGTTTGATAAAGTATATTTAGTTCAAAGAAATCCATTAGTAAACCTTTCCTTTTATAATAATAAAATTCTCTACCTTAAATGAGCCTGTTAAATGGTCAACCTCTACAATAGCTGCGCCATGATTATGATTATTTAAAGGCATATAAGATGGCTCTAATTCACATAGGCATCCAGTTGACCAACACATAATATTATTATCGTCATAAACCACACTATTACTAGACGAAGTTCTATGAAAATGTCCACATAAAGTAGCACGTTTAAAATTTAATGATAAAGTCCTAGCAGGATTAACTCCACCCGCTCCTCTCATTTTATCTCCATGCTCAACAAGTAATTTACCAAAATAACACTTAGAGGCATAAGGCACTTCTACTACTCCATGCTCCGCCATTCGTAAAAGAATGTCCAACCGAAATTCTTCCACGTCTAACAGTTCAGGAGCTTTCACTCTTAAATAACGCTCCATTCTATTCTCGTGATTACCTTGAATAAAGTAAATAGCACATTCAGGGAAATCTCTACGAAGCATAGCAAAGAACTCGCGCCCCATTTCTAACTCAGTTTTTATACTTGTTTTTCTAGGGTCTTTTTCGTGAAACGATAATTGATAGAAGTCTAGCATATCTCCATTAATATAAATGGAATCTACTCCCTTCTCTTTACCGTATTTTAACGCCCCTACAATAGCATCGTTATCCTGAAAGGGAAAATGTAAGTCGGATAAAATTAATGTCTTAGAATAAGCCTTTGGTAATCTCCATACATTAGTAGTCTTTTTATGAGACTCAGGTAAATCAAATGGATTATAGTTATATGTTTTTTCTCTAACTAAAGATTTATCTGCCATTTTATTTATTTCATTAGCACCTTTTAATCCTGAGTGCCACCTTAACATATCTCTGCACCTTTCAACAGAATCAAATACTAGAGGCTGTTCTTTATGTATTTTTTTAGCTAGTGTCATTAATGGCGTATTAGGAAACTTCTTTAAATATTCTCTAGCCATTTCGCCATGAAAAGAAAGTTTAGCCATTTTGTTTTATTTATTGTTTCGACAAATCTAAACTATTTACCTATCATTTCCAAAGCACTGGTAACATTCCTAATAACCCAGTACTTTACTCCTGCACTTTCTACAATTTCTTTAAACTCAATTTCGCCATCTGTTAATGGTTTATTCCCATCTTTAACTTCTACGATAAAAGTATTCCCACCGTAGAAAACTAATAAATCAAATGCTTTTTTTAACTGTGCCACACTACGAACCTTTGCGCCATGCAACCTTAATGCCTGTACTATCTCAGGTTGGTTTTTATCTATTTTCGCTGCTCTTATCACGCTTCTTTTTTAGCGTAATACTCTGCAATGTTTAATCCTATCTTACCAAGTGCCATAGCACCTAGTGAGGCATAACCTAGCCAATCTATTTTTTCGTAGATAGCAAAGCCTGTAATGGTCGTACTTAGCGTGATAAGAGAATCACTTACTACTTTCCAAATATCACTATAACGCTCTTTAAATCCTGTCTTCATTTTGTAAAATACTTTTTCCAAAAGTGCCTAACTATTAATCCTGCAAATGCTCCTACGCCACCTAAGATAGCAGCCTTTAACATATCTATTCCGAATAGTGCCATTTGTCCAAAAAAGGCTGTAACCCACCCTAGCATAATGCTAAGTAAATCGCCTGTTGTATCTGTGTGATGTGTCATTTTTTTAATTGTTTTACGTCTTCGTATTGGATTAATTCTTTACTCACCCACTCATCAATATCAGCATCAGTCCAAGTATCTACATAGGTAAACAACTTAGGAAATGTAAAGCCGAATTGTGTTCCAACTTCATCAATTAATAAAATTGAAACAACGCAATATTTTAGTTGAATCTTATCGGAAACATTAACAACGGTAATAGTTGGGTTAACTATTTCAACTTTAAAATCGGGGAACTTGTAATTCATATTTTTATTTTTTTATAATCCAAAATCAGCAGGAATAAACTTGCGACAGTATAAATATTTATTTGTTCCAGTTTTTATTGCTGCAACAGGAAGTGAACTTATATTATTTAATCGAATAGCATTTGTTGTTCCTGATGGCAAAGTTGTAGATGTCCAATAAAATTCAGCAGCTGATATTGAAAATGGCGCATAATTTAAACCTATTGCACCAGCTTCCCAAGATATGATAGTCATGTGCTGATTAATATTTGCTAAAAACCAATCTGTAAAAGTTCCGTTTGTATATGCTAAACATCCATCTATTGCATTATTCCAAGTGTCAACTGCATTAGGTATTTTATACCACATCAACCCAGTTAAATGGTCTAAAACAAAATTATTAGTATAGGTTTGACTTCCTAATTCAGAAGTAAATCTATTTGTATTTCCGAAAATATTATTATCTGAAAGTGTAGAAAAACTTGCACCAATTCCCATTTCTAAATCACCGTCATCACCTGTTCTATAACTCGTAATTTGTGCGCTTCTCGTAGGTTGCTGTCTTTGTATTTGATTAATCTGAGTAGGTGTAAGGTCATCATTCAAATCTTGATTAGCCAATGCGCTAATTAAAGTACAGGATAAATTTATTCCCGCTACTTTGTTTTCATTGCTACTATTAGGTTGCGTTAATGTTATATTAGCAATTTGCCAATTTGCGCCTACCTTACTACCTAGATTAGTACCCGCTGTATTTTTTACTGGAATATCTTCCGTATCGGGGACCGTAAAAGTTCCCCACGTTGAGCCATTAATTAATATTTCTACTTCGCCTGTGCAGTCATTAGGACTAGGAAATGGAGTAATAACTCCCATAGGTATCATACAATCACTATTGATTGAATTAACCTCTATATCAATAGAACACTCCCACCCTGTAACATCGTCTGCTAATTGCTCAGTAAACGGTGTCATTGAGGGATCGCCCGAAACATTAATATCAAAGATTTCGTTATGCTTAATAAACTGGATAAAATCAAATAGCGTCTGTTGGCAATCTGAGAGTACATCGTTTTCATTCTCTTCACCCTTAGTAACCAAATCCCAACAACGTACATCAAAAGAGTAGATAGTTGTATTTTCTAAAGGAGTAGCCTGAGTGGGATAAATCCATAAAGTAGGCGTATTACCTGTTACTTTAGGATTACCATTAGCCTCGTAAACTTCGCCAAATCCAAATGAGTTAATTTGTAAATGCGAATCTGCAAAATCACTAAAGATTTTTATTAATTGATTTAATGAGTAGGTTGCCATTGATTTAAATGTAGTATCTTTGATTTTCGTTTAAATATGACTATAAACAAATTTGTTAATGATAATCACCAATGGTTACTCTCGGTAGCCACTAACATAACAGCAACAGACTCTAACTCTTCTGAATTAAAATATGACCTTTTATCTTTTGTAACTATCGAAATAATAGATGCAAAGAAATATGAAGGCTTAGAAGTTGACGATTATAAATGGTTATTCGCAAGGTTTTTAAAAGATAATTATCGTTGGAAGCAAGGAGGGAAATTTTGGCAACAAATGAAATTAACTAATCAATATATTACTCCAATACACCAAGAGAGCGAAAATGATTTTATAGATATAATGGCAGACTGTGAAGAGAATTGTGATGAGGATTTAGATATGATTAAGTTTTACGGAGATTTTAACGCTGAAAAAATTAAGGTAGTTAGGCAAATTGAAAGCAACCTACCGCCCCACTTTAAACGTCTTTATGACTTGTATATAAATGAAAAACTCTCACTAGGTCAAATAGCTATTAGGATTAATATTCCGAAAGCCTCAGTAAATAATTTAGTAAACGATTTAAAACTATTAATAATTAACCAATGGAATCAATCTTGTTCACCATCCTCGCATTTTCCTGTATCGGATATATTATTGCGGAAACAGACATCTCAGATAAAATTAAAGATTTAATTTTTACCTCTGAAACCACTAACTTTTTTTACTCAATTTTTAAATACATTTTTTACTGTTCTTTATGCTTTAGTTTTTGGAGTTGCCTTATTTATACTGGCTCAATATTTAGTGCAGTTATTTCGGCAATACTTTCGGAAATCATTTCTAAATATATCAGCTATGAGCGATAGAGAATATCACGAAGACGTTAAGTTATTTTTTGAAGGAGTAACTAGTAATAAGTTCACTCATGAACAGATAAAAGAATTAGTACGTCTATATCGGTTTAGATTCAATCCTCATCAGGAATATACTCAATGTGGTAGTTGTATTAGGAGGATGCTCAAAAGCCTCAGAAAAGACTTAATTTAAGCTAGAGGGAAATACTTACCTAATCCTTTTTGTTGACGATTAGCAGCACTCCATATCTGAATAGTCTTAGGTTGGTCAGGAATGATAGCACCTGTCTCTAATTGTTTTTTACTTATTCTAGCCTTCTGCCAAATATGCCTACAATTAAACCCGCCCTGAAATAAAAATACTGAATATCCTAATCTCTCGGAAATCATTAACAAGTCAGTTTCTCCCCAGTATTTATTTAAGTCTAAAACTCTTTTACAAAATGGTCTAGTTTTGTCATCATAGCGACCTTTATAATAATAGTAAGCCTGTAAGGTATCTACTTGTTTAGCTAGTTCAATATACTCAACGTCTTCCTCTTTTATTAAATCTTTAGAGATGCCAGTATTAGATAGAAATTCTAAAATAATTTCAGCATCTACTTTTAATCTAGCCTCTTTATATTTTTTTAATGCGTCACACATAGTTACATACTTCTAAAAAAATTCTGAATACTTTTTTCTGTTCTATTTTGACCTGTATAAATATCACTAGTGTAAACGTCTCCATGATCGGGATACATATTCCTAGTTGGATTATTATATAATGTTAATGTAGCGTTATTATCTGAAAGGCATAACCACTCTTGAACCCTTTGCATATAATGCTCATAGTTATCCATGCACGATTGCTTTAAATCTCCCACCTCTTTGAACGATGCCGACTCAGTAGTATCACTAGTACCCTTCAAAATACCTTTGTTTCTTATTCCTACATTAATAAAAGGAATAGCCTCAACTAAGGTAAGCCAAGCGATAGCGGGTTGAGATAATTGTAATAGTTCTGTTTCTTTTGTTATCAAATTTCCTGCACTTATACCAAGCATCAATCTCTCGTAAAATTCACTTCCGAAAATATGCTGTGCGTATTTATCCTGTGCAGTTATAATAAATGGAGCGATTAACTTAATGTCAACGTTAGCACTAATAGGAGTGTACTGTTGTAAAAAAGTTTCGTTTATAAATGTCGCTTTAGTGATTGCCATTATTCTAGTGGATTTAGTTTAATAATTTTCGGCTGAACGTGGATACCCATTCTGTATAATGCCTTTTGCATATTTTTCTCTATCCAAATTTGTTCAGGAGTAATCACAACCCCATCGAATATCTTATAGGCACTCTCTAACTCTGCTCCGCCACCTGCTAAACCACTCGGCACAGGAATACCTAATAAGCTAGGAGAAGTAATTCTATTAACCGTTAATATTTGTTGAACACATTGCTCAGATAAAGTGATTAATTTGTCATCAAAGTTTTCAATTTTCAAGGGATCTACATCAGGCGCATCCTCTTTCGAATTACTAAACATTACTAGCACCTTATTCTTTTTACCACTTGCAGAATATTGTCTATTTAAACTTCTTACAATTTCATCCTCTTGCTCAGGTGAACTTGGTTTTTTATAAAACTTAATAACTAAACTAGGTTGGTATCCTTCGTTAACATTATTTAATTGTAAGTCTCCCGACTTAGCATCCGCCTCTATCCAATTAATAGCACTGTAATAATCGGGTAAACCGTAATACTCATTTGATAGGTCAGGTTTCTTAAAATACATAATAGCACTTCTATCTTGCTCATCATTTCCAACTGTATGTATCTCCTTAGGTTTCTCAGTTTTGTTATTCACTAATTCCCAATGACGAGAGTAATAATAAGTATCTACCTTACCGTAATTATTATATTTTCCACTTCTTAAATGAGCGGCATCAATATTATTAATCTGTGTATATTTTCCTTTATCTACTGACTTAATTAACTCGATAGCCATTGCGCCAAATGCTACACTATTATAAGCCCATTGATAAACCAAATCACTTAATGATTGGTCTGTACCATTCGGGTTTTCTATTAGCGTTCTCAGCTTCGCTTTTGCCTCGATAGAGAGATTATCATAACCAATAAACTCAATACCCTTACCCGCTATCATTGTGGCTTTAGAAACAACACAGGCTCTATGAATGGCAGAGCGCATAAGTAAAGAAATCCAATACTGAGGCACTAAGTTATCCTCACCAAATGAAATATATTTATCCCCTTGTTTTTCCTTAGCAATAGGAGTAGCTATATAATTTTGTGAGCCAAACATTACTGAGGCATCTTTAATTATTTCCTCTTTATTTCTGCTTATATCTAATCCAAATATTTTCATGGCGTAAAGGTAGGTATTTCTGTTGTAACTCCTGTATCAAATGTAGGTAAATCT